CTCGTCAAGGTATGGGAACTGGAACTAAATATGCTGCAACAAGCCGTAACAAGGCTCGTAAACCTTATCGAGGACAAGGAAAATGAGTAAAACTCAAAGAACTGTAAGAGAGGGCAATCTTTGCCGACCAGATAAAAGATATAAAGGTATCAAAACTCAAGCAAAAGCAAATAAAGGTAAAAAGTCTAAATAATTTAAGTTTATAAATTTATAAAGAAATGGCAGATTCAGATCCAAAATTATCACCTTTAGCTGAACCAGAAGCTCCTGAAGAAGCATCAGTATTTTCTTATGATGTTGCTTCTCAAGCTTCCTCTTCAACCGCAAATAAACCAAATCCAGCTTCCCCTCTAGCTGCGGGTTAATATGACTGAAAAAGAAGCTTATATTAATGAATGGATTCGAGAAGTTTCAAAAAGTAAATCAGAATTGGGTGGGTTAGCTATTTGCCCTTACGCTTCTTCATCAAAAAATTTAATCGTAGATACAACTATTGATAACATTGTACCCGAACCTGGGTATGATGTTATCATTTTTATCATAGAAAGTTTTTGGAGACCTGATCATGTGATGAAATGGGTCAAACATTATAACGAAAAATTCCCTTATTACAAATTTTTTGAAGATTTATCCTGCAGAGACACATTTATTGCTGGTGTAAAGACAAATAATGAAAAATATAACCTAATTTTGTGTCAATCAAAGCAAAAATTGAGCAAAATTCGCAAAAAATTAGCAAAAACTGAGTATTATACCTTTTGGACCGAAGATTACCTTAAAGAAATACTCGGAGATGACTATAAATTGTTAGAAAAATCCTCCGAAGACGGATAAAATATTAAATTTTGGACATTTCGGGATAGCAACCCCGTAAAAAGTTCTGATTTTTACAATCAGGAGCTAAAATGTCAAATTTACCCGTTGATAGAGACAAAAATTACATGAAAAAAATGTGGGGAACCACAAAATTAGTTACAGATTACTACGAAACCCCTAAAAACAGAATTATTCAAGAAGTAATGTATGATCGTGCGCCTAAACATGATCTGATGAGACAAACAGACCTTCATGAAAAAATTCGCAATGATGAAGATTACGATGATTGGGAGTACGGCACTGAACCAGTCTATGGAAAAAAGTGGTAAAAATGTCTTATACATATAATAAATACCCTTAGTTTGAGTGATGACTAGCATTTCTCGCAAATTTAAAGACATTAGTCTCTCTTTTGTGAGAAATCCTGTAACTAATGATATTCTTGCAATAAATGATGCTGATGCGATTAAAAAATCTGTTGTCAACTTAGTTAGAACTAGAGTAGGTGAAAGATTTTTTAATTCTCTAATAGGATCTAGAATAGAAGATTCTATGTTTGAATTGCAGTCTCCAGAGGTGGCTTATTCTCTTGAATTAGGTATAAAAATTCTTTTAAAAAATTTTGAAAGAAGAATATCTCTAGGATCCGTATTAGTTACATATCCAGAAGATTCTAATGAATTTAATGTTAGAATTTCATATAATATAATAGGATTGCCCAATCCAACTCAAACTGTAGATTTCATACTACAACCTACTAGAGTCTAATGTCATTTAATCAATTTACAAATTTAGACTTCAGTGATCTAAGGACTCAGATCAAAGATTATTTGCGTGCAAATCAGAATTTTACAGATTTTGATTTTGAAGGATCTAACTTTTCAGTTTTAATAGATTTATTAGCATATAATAGTTACATAACTGCTTATAACACTAATATGGCAGTTAATGAAATGTTTCTTGAAAGTGCTACTCTTAGAGAAAATGTAGTCTCACTTGCTAGGAACATTGGTTATTTGCCTAGATCTAAAAGATCTTCAAGAGCAAATGTTAGTTTTACTGTTGATATGAGTCAAACTAATGCTAGAACAGTAAAATTATTGGCAGGACAAGTTGCTCTTGGTGCAGTAACAAATGGAAATTATATTTTTTCAATTCCAGAAGATATCATAACTCCAGTCAACACTGACGGGGTAGCTATTTTTGATAATCTACTCATATATGAGGGAATATTTTTAACCAGTTCTTTCACGGTAGATCAATCTCAATCAAATCAAAGATTTATTTTACCCAATGTTAATATTGACACAACTTCTATTAGAGTTAAAGTTACTAATGCAGTAACTGAAGTTTATTCCGTGTATGATAGTTTATTGAATCTTGGAAAAGATAATAGATTTTTCTTGATTCAAGAAGTAGAAGACGCGAAATATGAAATTAGATTCGGCGACAATATCATTGGAAAAAAACCAGAGAATGGAAGTAAAATCGAAGTAACTTATATCGTTACTAATGGATCTTCGGGTAATGGAGCCACAAACTTTACATTTTCTGGTAGATTAAAAGACAATAACCTTTTTGATATTACTACAGGCATTTCTTTATTAACAACTCAATCAAAATCTGAAAATGGAGATGAAATTGAGTCTGTAGATTCAATTAAATATTTTTCACCAAAAGTATTCGCTTCTCAATATCGTGCAGTAACATCAAATGATTATAAAGCTCTTATTCCATATATTTATCCTAATGTGGAGTCTGTAAATGCATATGGTGGCGATGAATTAGAACCACCAGAATATGGAAAAGTTTTTATATCTATAAAACCCAGAAACGGAACATTCTTATCTGAAATTACAAAGCAAACAATTTTAAACACAATTAAAAAATATTCAATAGCCGGCATTAGACCAGAAATTGTAGATCTATCATATCTTTATATTGAATTAGATGCCTCTGTTTATTACAATGCAAATTTATCAGGTAATTCAGAAATAGTAAAGACAAAAGTAGTAGATACTCTAACGGAATATTCCAATTCCAAAGATGTTAATAGTTTTGGTGGTAGATTCAAGTACAGTAAAATTGTTGGATTGATTGATGATTGCAACAAATCAATTACATCTAATATAACAAAAGTTAAAATGAGGAGAGACTTGAATCCAGAATTAAATAATCCTGCAACCTATGAACTTTGTTTTGGAAATAGAATATATACCAAAGATGGTGGATATTCCGTAAAATCAACAGGATTTATTATTAATGGAGTTTCTGATGTTATTTACATTGCTGATGTTCCATCTCCAACAGATAAAAAAACCGGAACTATATTTTTCTTTAAATTGGAAAATAATTTACCTGTAATTATTAAAAATAATGCAGGAACAATTGATTATGTAAAAGGTGATATTAGATTGGATGTTGTAAATATTAAATCATCTGTATTAAGTAATGGTTTTATAGAAGTTCAAGCAATTCCAGAATCAAATGATGTCATAGGATTACAAGATTTATATCTACAATTAGATGTTAAAAATTCTGTGGTAAATATTGTAGAAGATGTTGTTAGCTCTGGTGAAAATTCTTCTGCAACTCAATATGTAACCACATCTAGTTATCTAAACGGAAAGTATACGAGATAAAATGTCAGAAATTAAAAGAGTAAAAATTGGTTCTCTCATAGAATCCCAAATTCCAGAATTTTTATCTGTTGAATCTCCTCTTCTTGTAGAGTTTTTAGAACAGTATTATAAATCACTGGAGTATCAATCTGGTTCAATTGATATTATTTCTAATATTACTAAGTACAAAAATAGTAAGAAATTTAATAATATTGATTTAATAGAAAAAACTACTCTAACATCTGATGTTTTAACTTTTGATCAAGTAATAAATGTAACATCAACTAAGGGTTGGCCAGACTCATACGGGTTGCTAAAAATAAATAATGAAATTATTACATATACTTCTAAAACTAATACTTCGTTTCAAAATTGTATTAGGGGATTTAGTGGAATTGAAAATTTAAAAGCTTTAGATAATCCAGAATTTGCGGTATTTTCTTCTACTCAAGCTTCAGAACATTTTTCCGGAAATTCTGTTCAAAATTTAAGTAACTTATTTCTTGTTGAATTTTTTGAAAAATTTAAGTATGAGTTTTTGCCTGGATTTGAATCTAGAGACTTTTACGAAAATCTATCTATAGAAAATATATCATATAAAATTAAAGATTTATATTCATCCAAAGGAACTGATCAATCGTATAAACTTTTATTTAAAATTTTATATGGTTCTGATATTGAGATTATAAAACCACAAGAATTTACTTTAACTCCATCATCGAACTCATACTTTATAACAAAAAATATTCTTGTAGAGAAAATTTCTGGTGGTAATCCAATAGACATTAAGGGTAATTTTTTATTCCAAAATATTGCAGGAATTGGAACGGTAAGTGCTTCTATTTTTAATGTTGAATATAGACCAGTAGCTGATAAGAACTTTTATGAAATTTCTTTAGATAGCACCTCTTTTAGTGGCAATTTTGAAGTTTCTGGTAAAACAAGAATATTAGAAGAATTACCTGTTAATAGTAACAATATATTAGTTGATTCTACTGTAGGATTTGCTAATTCCGGATCATTATTAGTAAAACCAAAAAATTCTGATTATATTACAATCAATTATTCGGGAAAAACTATCAATCAATTTACTGGAGTTACAAATGTAACAAAATCTTTAGATTTTGGTTTAGACTTAGTAGAAGAAAAATTTGCTTTTAGCTATGTTGGAGTAGGAAATACATCAAAGGTTGAATTCAGAGTCGTTAATGTAATTGATACCATTGATTTTTCTAAAACATCTAATTTAAGAGTGGGTGATACTGTAACTCTATCTAGTTTTGGTAGGGATCTATTTAATGAATATGAATTTAATAGTTGGATTTATAATTTACCTACAAATCATAATATTGATGTAATATCTCAAGTTGATTCCACCAAGTATAGGGTTGAATTATTTGATAAAATTTATTTTTACAATGGTGAACCAATTTTATTGATAAATCCATCAGGAGAAAGTTTAGAAGTTAATATTATTTCTATTGAATATTCACCATCAGATATAATTAAAAAATATAGTAAAAAAGTTTTAGTCCAAGTAATAAATTCTGGATCTTTTAATGTCTTAAGTTCTACTAGTATAAGAAAAAAAATATATAAGGCAAATCATTATAGTAATTACTTTAGTAATCTTAATTCTATACCAACATCGGTTCAAAATACATATATTGATGCAGAAGAAAAATATTTTTATGTAACCTCATCTGGATTACCAAATTATACTATTTTTTCCACCGATAATAAAAAATCCGCATCAACTAATGTAGGAGTCTCCATAACAGATACATTTAATGTTGTTGATCATGATTTTTTGAGCGGTGAGTTAGTGTATTATCAATCTGAAACATCTTCTGGAATATCAACTGGACTTTACTATGCTACAAAAATTGACAATAATAAATTAAAATTATCTTATAGTAAATCGGATGTTTTTTCAAAAAAATATGTAAGTACTAATTCACCAATAACTAATGACAGTGTATATAAAGCTGGATATCAAAATAAAACTTTAAATCATCAGAAACTATTAAAAAAATTTCCATTTAATAGGATAAAATCAACATTTGATGATTTGAATGAAAGAACCACTTTTAATAGAGAGATTGGACTGTTAGCAAACGGTGTTGAAATATTATCTCCAACTTTATTTGATGAAAACATTTACTATGGAAGTATAACTTCTATTGATGTTACTAATGCCGGTGAAGATTATGATATAATTGATGTTCCTCCTCTAGAGATAAAAGATGAGGCTGGATCTGGGTGTAAAGCACATGTAAATCTTTCTGGAACAGTTAGAGAGATTAAAATATTAAACGCTGGATATGGATATCAAGAAAAACCAAAAATTACTATTACTGGTGGAAACGGTAAAGGTTGTGTATTAGAATCGAATTTTGTTAGTACACAAGTTTCTGCAGGATTTAAAGCAGATTTAAATGTAGTTCCAGCAAATAATACCATACAATTTTTGACTTCGATTCCATTTGAAGATGGAGAACAAATAATTTATGATTCTAATAAAAATATCAATCTTCCAGGTATTATTGATAGTTCAACATATTTTGTTGGAATTTTAACAGATAATAAAATTAAACTATTTAATACTAGAGTAGATGCTCTTCAAAAAATAAATGAGATAGACATCGTTGGTGTTTCTTCAGGATTTCATTTTATACGAACTTTAAAAAACAAAAATACTTTTACAAAAATTTATGTTAAAGATCCTGGAGAAGGGTATTCAAATAGAAAAGTAAAAGTTTCTTCCATACTTTCTGGAGATAATAGGACCACGGGAATTAATACTTTTGATTCTTATATTTTTGCCAGAAATCATGGATTTTCTAACGGCGAATATGTAATATATAATTTTTCAGATACTGCAATAAGTGGATTATCAACTACAATATACTATAAAGTTAAAAAAATAGATGACAATAAATTTAGACTTTATAATTCTGGAGTTAGTACAAATTTAAGTGATGAAAATTATATAAAAAATAAATTTGTTAAATTCAACTCTTTAGGAATTGGAACTCATATTATTGGATATCCGCCCATTGAAGTGCATGTAGAATCAAAGTCAGCGATAGGGTCTACAACATTAATACAATCAGAACTAAAACCAATTGTATTGGGTCCAATTGTAGATGCTTATATCGAAGATGGTGGTATTGGATATGGATGTACAAATATTACCAATTATCATCGAAGACCAAACACTGGAATTGCAAGTATAACATCTGAAGCTATTTTAAAACCCATCATTATTGATGGATCAATAGTTGATGTTCAAATAATAGGCAGAGGTAATGGATTTAGAGAAAATTCTGAAATAATAGTTTCTGGAGAGGGGAATTATGCACAATTGGAACCAGTTGTAGAAAATAGTAAATTGGTTGCTGTAAATATCGTTTTCGGTGGTGTTGGATATAATTCTTCAAATACTATTTTAACATTAAAAAATAGAGGAAGAAATGCCAAATTCTTAGCAAATATAAATGAATGGAAAGTAAATCAAGTATTAAAGAGTAAAAATATTATTAATAATGAAGATGATGGAATTACACATGTAAGTAAAAATCCAGATCTTGGACTTCAATTTATTAATTTTTATGTTCCTAAAAAATTAAGATACCAATTATCCGATAATTTTGGGGATGACAATAAAGAAAATACTGGTATATTAAATCATTCTCCAATTTTAGGTTATGCATATGATGGAAATCCTATTTACGGACCATATGCATATAATACAACCACGGGCGGATTCATAAGGAGAATGAATTCCAGTTACATACTAAATGTTGATTTAACGCCTGGTAAAAGACCCCCAGCTTTTGAAAATGGATTTTTTGTCAATGATTATATCTATGATGGGTCTGGAGATCTAGATCAACACAATGGTAGATTCGCTATAACTCCAGAATATCCCAATGGCGTTTATGCTTATTTTTTCACAATAGATATTAATGCTTCTAATGAATCAATTCCAAGATATCCTTATGTTGTTGGACCTTATTTTTATAATAAGCCAGTAAAAGAAAACTTTTTACCCGCTTTCAACCAAAATTTTAATATCTTTGATACCAATTTAACTAGAAATGTTGGGCCATATTATTTAAATGCTACTAATTCGTATTATGAATTAGTAGATAAAGTACTAGAAGAATATAAACAAGAATTTACTGTAACTTCTATAAATTCAGGTAAAATAGAAGATGTATCTATATTTTCCTCTGGAGACAATTATAAAGTAAATGATCCGGTAGAAATAGACATAACCGATACAGGAGGAATACAGTCAAATATAGTTGTAAGTGAATTAGATGGTAGAGAAATTGAAAGTTTTAGTTTAATTGAAGATAAAATAACTAATCTTGAATTTTTTATAAAGATACCTGATACTATTGTATCAACTAGTTCTCCTCATGGTATTACAAATGAACAACCAGTTCAGATTAGTGGAATCTCAACAATTACATCATCTCAATTTGAAGGTATTCAGTATGCTAAAGTTACAAATAAAGAATCCCAACTATCTGAAGACATTGATACAGCTGCTGTTACTGGGGTATCTACATTTATAAAGTTAAAAGATATTAATGGATTTAAAGTGAATGATTTCATTGGAATAGGAACAGAAATTTTATTAATTACTGATATAGATGTTAAAAGATCCGGATTTTATGTGAATAGACTTCAAAATACTGGAATTCATACTGTAGGAATTGATAATGTAATTTTATTGCCAAGAGAATTTAAAATCCCAACCAGAGATGTAACAGATTTTACATTCAAAAATTATATTACATTCTTTGATCCAAGATTTTCCATAGGTATTGGTACTAGTGGTTCAACTCGCACTGTTGTTGGGTTGGGAACCACTTCGTTTGAAACCAGATTTATTCCACCAAGAAGCATATATTTACCTGGCCACAAATTTTATACTGGTCAACCATTAATTTATAATTCTGGATCTGGAGTTGCGGGCACATCCTTATATGTTAACAATGTAGGATCTGCAGTTTCTTTCAAATTAGAAGATAATCAATTAGTTTATGCAGTAAATCTAGGTAAAGATTATATTGGACTATCTACCATAGGATTTACTAGTTCTATAGGAATAGGTACTAATAATAATTCTTTGGAATTTTGGGATCAAGAAAAAGCTTATGGTGTAATAGGAGCCGCTCACTCTTTAGCTACTTTAAATCCCAAAATAACAGGAACATTACAAAGAACCATAGGTATAGTAACAACAATTTCAAATCACAATTTGAAAGTAGATGATAAAATAAAATTTAATATATCTACAGATTATAATGAAGTTATAAAAGTTATTTTTGACCCTGTAAATAGAAAAATTTTAATGAGAGAAATTGAGTTTTCTAATAGTGATGTATCTACAGCTAATAATTCCATAAATCTTTCTTCATATAATGGTAATATAGAAACTGGTGATAAAGTTGTTTATATCTCACAAACACCAATTGGTGGATTATCTAATTATGGAATTTATTATGTTTCAAAAACTAATTTTGACTCCATAAAACTATGTCAATACAGAAGTGATATAAATGAATCTAATTTTATAGATTTTTCTTCAACCGGTGGCTCTAATCAAAAATTATATTTTATCAATCCTCAAATTAGTTGTATAAGAACAACGAAAATAGAGTTTAATTTATCCGATTCTAGTTTACTTAATTTGAACTTACAATTTTACTATGATATAAACTTTATCGAACGCATTAATGAAAGAAGTGGATTTTTTGTGTCTAGATCCGGAATTCCTGGAAATTCTGGAGCTAAGGTCATTTTGGATCTTTCTGAACAGTTTTTCCCAATATACTATCAATTTTTATCTCAAGGATCCTCTGAGGAAAGTAAAAAACAAATATCCACAGATTTTGATGTGGTGTCAAATAACAAAATTTCAATAATAAATCACCAACTTAACGATAATTTTGTAGTAACATTTGTTCCATCTAGTAAAACATTTACATTTGATAATACTAAAAAGTTAACAGAAATTGAAAAACAAATTATTAATGGAAATTTAACTAGTTTTTCTTATAAAACTACATCTTCCAATGCCTTAGGACCAGTATCAAAATTAAAAATTAATTTTCCAGGGAGGGGGTATAAGAAACTTCCAACTGTTAAGAAAATTAAAAGTCAATCTGGTACAAATGCTGTTATAAAAATAATATCTCCAACCATTGGTCGAGTTGAAACTTTTGATAGGGTAAAAGATGGATTTGATTATCCAACAGATCCGACACTCTCTCCATATTTGAGTGTACCGAGTATTATTGGCATAAAAGACATACGCACCATAGATTATATCGGAATAATTACGGGAGGTAGAAGGTATAACAGTTCACCAAAACTAATAATAAAAAATGATGATAATGGAATAGAACTTAATTCTGTTATAGCTGGTGGATCTATAGTTTCTGTAGATATTATTAAAAATTCCACTTCAATTTCTAGTCCTCTTGAAATACTTTCTATACATAATTCAAATGGATATGAAATTGACACTATTTCTATTGCTGGAAATTTTGTAACTTTAGAATTAACCAATAATATATCCTCAAATAACCCCTTTATATCCTCTGGATTTGGTCAAACTGATTATATATATCCATTTTCTATTGGAGATAAAATTTTTATTGAAAATTGTAGACTAACACCTGCAACTTCTGATTTAGCTAATTTTAATTCTATTGCATATGATTATACATTTTTTGATGTTGTCGGAGTAAACACAGCAAATAACACTGTGACTTATGATATGACCGGAATTTCAACAGGATCTTTTGGTACATATGATGATGACTTCAATTTGGGCATAGTTATGAATAAAAATGATATGCCAGTATTTGAAATGATATTAAAAGATGATGTTAACTATCTGTCTAACGAAAAGATATCTTCTTCTAATTTTTCTGGTGTAGTGATGGAGAATGGTTGGGACAATAGACTCAATCAAATGAGATTGAAAAATATTTCTGGTCAAATAAATGTACAAGATAAAATTTTTGGAGAAACTTCTAAAATTAATGGGACGGTAGAAAACTTTGATATTTTTAATTTATACGCAACTTTAGGAGTTTCTCGTGATAAAACAGCTTCTATAGATCTTTCCTCTGGTATTTTAAATGATTATTCTCAGAGAATATCTGATAATTTTTATTATCAAAAATTCTCTTATTCAATTAGAGGTAATATTCCATACAATATTTGGAGAGAATCTGTAAGATCCATCGTACACCCCTCTGGATTCAAAGAATTTTCAGATTTAGAGGTTTTCACCAAACCAACTTTAAACGAAGTTAATTTGGGAATCGCAAAATCATCTGATATGAAGCCAAGATTACTAACTACCGATTCCTTTACTTTTATTAATATTGATTCAATAACATCTTTAAATACTAAGAAAAATTTTTCCAGAGTTTATGAAGAAGAAACTGCAGATGATGGATCTATTCAAAATATATTTTTTGATGCCGGTATTGACTTAAGTTCTTATATAATAAACAAAACAAATAAAGTTATTCAGGTTGATGATATAAGTAATCAATTTGATGGAACTTCAATACAGGATTTGCGTGATAGATTTGCTGATGCATCTGATTTAATAGATGGTAACCGACTATTCATTCAAGAAGAAGTTGTAGGATTTATAACTGCTACTTATCCTGGAATCACCACCAATCCAGATTGGGATAGAGATGTTTGTGCAAGAGATGTGGGATTGGTTGTTGATGCAGTTTCACACGATCTCAAATATAACTCAAATAACAAAACAGTTGAAGCAGCACTTTCATACTGGTCAACTCCAGGTGGAACAAATTATGTGGATGGAGAAACTACTGAAACAATAGCGGGATTTAAATATATTGTCGATTTAACTAAGTTTATTATTAATAATACGGGAGTCAAAACTTCATATCAACTTGCTAATTCAGTTGGCATTAATAGTTTAGTTTATAATAATATAACTGGTATTACAACTGTTGGTACTACAACCTCTCATGGACTCTCAACTACGACTACAAATTATGTTGTTTTAAAAAATATAACTCTTTCTTGTAATTCTGGTGGGGGAATAGCTACTGCAATTTTCCCGAGTTTAGGTGCAGGGCCAGATGGAAACGCCTCTCTATCACCCAAGGGGTTTGTTTATCAAGTTGAGATTATTGACTCCACTAGATTTAGAGTAAATACCGGTCCTTCAACTATAATCCACAATTATGTAAGTGGAGGGACAGTTCAAAGAGCATTTATATCTACCACACAGTATTTAAATACCACAATTTTACCAGATATTAATTGTAGTCCATCTTATAGCGAAAACTGTTGTGCAGATGTCCAAAGTGCAATTAGTAATTATATTGGAATTATTACTTCAGTAATTGGAATTGGAGTAACTGCCGCTCCAAGCAACATAACATATCCATCTATACAAAGAGGTGGAGGTGTAGTTGGACTAACAACATTTAAATTAAAAAATAATGGAACTCCCTTATTTAAACATCAAGTTTCCAGCAGCAATATCAATTCTGTCACTGATACATTCATAATTCAAAATCATAATTTTCAGTCTGGTCAAGAATTGATATATTCTTATTCTAATGGAAGTCCTATTGGAATTGCTACAACTTCTTATGTTTCAGGAATAACTTCAACTTTAATTCAGGTTCATAATTTTGATGGCACTGCGGTTCTTGAAAATGGAGTTGATGTTGCTATAACTACAAGTATTTCTGGTACAGTTCCTAATGCTAATCCCTTTGATATTACACAATATTTTCAGTTAATAGGAGTTAATACAACTGGATTAGGGACTGATGCAACATTTAATGTTTTACTATCATTCGATTCACTTGGAGCTCCTCTTGATAGATCGATTGTTTTGAAAAATGGCGGTAGTGGATATGCAGTTGGCCAACAAGTTTCTATTTCTGGAACATATTTTGGTGGCACAAGTCCTACAAATGATTTGAAATTTACAATTTCAAAAACTGGACCAACTGTAATTTCTGGACAATCGAATCAAAGTTATTTGTCTGTTCCTTCTAATGATTCATCTGGAGCTACTTTTGATATCTCTAGAGATTCTTCTGGAGCAATTAATTTTGTGGGGGTTTTAAATGGTGGATCTGGATATGCATCTACTTCTATAGTTTCTGTTGCTGGAACTTATATCGGAGGCACAGATTCAAATGATAATTTAAAATTTAGTCCACTTGAACTGGGCACTAAAGTTTTACCACAATCTCTCTTTGTATATAAACTAAATGATAATGAATTTAAATTATCTGGATTGTCCACCAGTGTATTTTTAAATATTACTG